CCGTATCACTAAATTGTGAAAAGTTAGGATCATTTAATTGTGTGTTTGGAACAGCATTAAATATAGTAGCTTGAGCTAAATAAGGAACTTCATACCACGTATTACCATCACTATCAGTTACATTTAAAATTTGTATAATATTATTGTCATTTATTTTTACTATAGAGTATTTAATAGGAGATCCAAAATCGAATGAAATGTTTTTCAATGTTCCAGCTATAGCATTTACTGTTTTCTTCATTATATAATACTCAGGTAGATTTGTGTTTGGATCTATCTGATACACATTAATAGTAGTAGGATCATAAGATGAAGAAAAAGAAAAATTGACAATTGAATCTGTCACAAAACTTATAGATGGATTAGAAACAGACTGTATAGTAGCACCTTTGTCTATTATTAATGCATAATTAAAATCAGGCTCCGCTAATCCAGTTAATGCAGGTATGATTTGATATACGTCCAATTTTACAGTTGATGTGGCTGTTACTTTAGGAGTATAACCAAATTGATATGCCAATGCAAGAAGATTCTCCTTTTGTTGAGCATATTGGATAAATCCTTCTTGGAAATTATTATCTTGGTAAAAAGATAAAATATCACCAACAAAAGCAGCCATTTCCATAAACATAGTAGCTGGATCATTATCCGTAAAATCATTAAATGTATTTGGAAAATATGTCCTGGCATAATCTTGAAGAGCTTGTTTAAAGTCATCAAAATTTCTATTCAAATATTTTATATCTCTCTGCTGATTAGCCATTATGGTGCAAATTGTATGTGAACATCATCTTGTTCGTTGTTTATACTATAACTTAATTCTATATCAATAATTTGATTATCCGGTTCAACATTAACTTCCAAATCTATAATTGTTATTTGTGGAAAATATACATTTAACTGTTCAGTTATGTATATGTTAAGTTGATCGAATTCTGGAACCTGTTCGAATAAAAATGAACGTAAATCACCACCGAAATTCGGATTCATTATTCGTTCACCTTTATTAGTGAGAAACCAATTTATAAGATTGCTTTTAATTTGATCCTTTGTAGTATAAGTAGAACGGAAAACAGGTGTTCCGTTAAATGGAATAGCTATACCTACAGCAACATTTGGCTTGGTATCTATAGGGTTTATTCGTATCTGTTCTCTTAATCTTCTCATTTACGTGTCATAGTCATAGGAAAATCTGGCATATTTGGTGGAGTATAATCATCTTCTGCTTCTATATACGAATTGTCTTCCGATTCACTCCATTCCGGATCTTCTTCGCCAATGCCAAGATCTTGCATATCATTTACATTCATTTGATTGGCCGTTTCAACCAATATATCTTTAACAACTGATGGAGCGCCTGCTGGAATTGTATTCGCAACATGAGCTGCTAATGCTGTCCTTGGAGGTATTTTATTAGATCTACTAAATACTTCTCCCAGACGTGACTTGGTTGTTTCTGTCAAAGGTTCTTTCTCTGCAGAAGAACTTTTAGACTTTTTAATCTGATGAGCTATAAGAAGTTTTACTTCTTTCAGATCTTTAGAAGAACTTTTTTTCATTGATTCCAACTCCTCTTTTATAAGTTTTGGAAGTTCTTCCTTCAAAACATTACGAAATGTTTCTTTAATCATTTCTTTAAATAAGACTAATTCATTATTATTCATAGTATATATAAATATTGTAAATAAAAAATTGTTAACTATTAAGAATAGATTTTAATTCATCCATTAATTGATCAGGAGTTTTAATATAACTTGGAGCTGTTTGTACAGCTAATATGCCAGATATCTTATCTATTGCCTTACCTATCAATTGTTTAGATCCATATTGATCTACAATTAGAATATAAACCTTACCATTGCTCCCTGTATATATATTAGATTGATTATCAACATTTGTATCGCTATTTTGATTTAATAAATTTTGAGATATATTCGACAATGCCTGATCAGAAGTTATATTATTTCCTCGAAAAGCATTATCATGGATATTGATAGATACTTGTAAATTCATAAATCTAGATAACATTTGGTTGAATTGCGTTTCGCTTTGAGATAATTGATTAAAAATTATTTTTGAATAAGTATTCAACATATCTCTCATAAAAATTATCTTAACCCCTTTTTTTAGAACGCTATATGTAGCCTTCGTAATTGGATTAATTGTGAGTATTGCTTCCTGGGCAGTTAACAATCCTTGTAAAATATTAACCGTATTTGTTATAGCTTGAAGAGTACCTATCGTAGATTGAAGTATATTTAAAGTATTTTTAATAGAAGAAATCTGCCCTTCTATCTTTGCTTTTTTTACTTCTGCTTTCTTCCCATCAGCTTCATTAACAGTGATAACTATATTGTTATTTACTATTTGAACCGTAGTTGTATTGTCCGAAGAAGATTCTATTTGATTTACTAAATCATTTATCTTCTTTTCAGTAAGTACGGTTGTATTGGATATTTTAGCTAATGTTTTATTTAAAACGGATGCTATTGGATCTCCAACAGCAGACGAAACAGTACTTGATAAGTTATTAGAGAATGACACCGGTTCAGATAAAGAAGATATACTATTTTTATTTGCATTTATAGTATTGCTAATACTCTGAACATTTTGTATTGATATGGAAGCTTTCTCTAAAGACATTATGAAGTAAAAGTTATTTTTGAATTTATTTTATCTAATAAAGATCTAATATTGGATATTTCACCCAGAAGTTTCGTTCCTGCTGCATTTATACTTGGTTGACTAACCGTCCCGACACCTACTCCTATAGCGGAGGACAGATCTGTAGCTAAATTTTGCAAAGCATTTAACAATTGTTCTTGCATATTTTTTAATTCATTTCCTTTTGGAACCGGTTGAAGATTCTTTATCCCTAACTGTATTATAGGAGAATTTAGTAAAAAAGAAGAATCAGTGTTAATATGAACTTCTCCTTTTACGGATATTGCCAAATCTTTTTTTGCAGTTATAAATACATTATCTTCCTTGGCATTAAAGATTAACCGATCCGAAGTAACTATAACTTGATTTTTATTATATGATCTAATCGGTATAAAGCTCATTGATATTTGGATAAAATCTGTTTATAATAGGTATACAATGTTTCGAAAGTAAACCTTCCAGATTGGCCATAAAGACCTTTTGGATCATTTAATATTGGAAGAGAAGCCCATTGGGAAGCCATCATATTTATCACCTGTTTAAATGAATTAAAATCGGTATCGATTTTTGTAATTAAAACTGATGGAACATTAGCACTATTTAATATATTCTTCCATCCTGCATAATCTTGATTAAATTTATTCATAGTAGCTCCATTTCCCATAATAAGATTCCATGTATTTATAATAAATTGATACCTTCCAGCAGCTGATGAAAAAACTTTATATTCAGGGATATATATTTTTATATTTGGATGTGGTGGATTTGCTATAGCACTATCATAACCCGGAATTAAATTACCACCGACGATAAGATCATAACCATTGAATTTTCCTTGACCTATAGTACCTTCCGTTAAAGCCAAAAGATCCAATAACGCTTTACCATTTTTTGATATTGTTGGAACATTTGAAACCTGTCCAGCAAAAGAATTTATAGCATTTACAAAACTTGTTTTTACCACCGGAGCTTTTGCAATAACGTTTGTGTTTGAGCTATTATTAACAGATGTAATGAATACGTATTTGGTATTGAATTTATTTAAAATAACTCCCTGTGTGAAAGGAATAGGAATATCTTCTCCTATTTGTACAAAATTTAAATCGTCTTCATTATCAGGTATAGATCCTAGATCATTAGATGTCGTAATAGAAGAACCTTGAAGGCTACTTTGAGAAACAGGTAATATTAGCGATTCAGAAGGAATTATATTATCTGCATGTAACGCTGATTGAGTTACAGACTGTGAAGTTTTTTTCTGTTGAACAATTTGCTGTTTAACGGAAGAATTATCATTATTTTGATGATATGAATCAAAATTATTTGATGCTAATTCTAATGTAATAGTTTGGTCACTTAATATATAAAATGAAGAACCATCTTTATTTATGTCTTCAAAAATAGAATCAGCTTTTATGTTATTATTAGGATTATTTCTAACAATAATAGAAGGTGAACCGACAGATGATCCCTTCCATGATAAATTTTTAGAAATATCATTTGATGGAGTTCCACCTAAACGAATAGAATTACCAAATCTACCTTCTATCTTATGATCTCCTTCCAGAGGTAAAAGAGACTTTATTCCTTTCTCTGTAAAATAATGTCCTAATTTTATAGTATCATTTGATGATATAGTATTTGATATCGGTAATATACCATTTGAAGAATTTTGATAAGATGATAACTTATTTTGAGAACTGTTTGGATTATTTAAATTATTAATCGTATTCTCATCCGGGGCCGCATTATGCTCTATGGCAGCATATAAACTAATTGGATCAAAATAATAAAATGTTTCAGAATATTGAGAACTCAATTGCTGAACAGAATATTTAGGAGCTACTATCAACGGAACAATCTCGTTAATTAACGGTGTCCTTACAGAAGGACTTGATTTATATGCTATCAAATAAGTTTTTTGAATATCTCCACTTTTATCAACATTACTTCTATCCTGTACAGGTTCAAATTCAATTAGTTCCAGAGCCTTATATTTGACATATAGAGGATGATCGACAGACAACGATATATTAACTACTCTTCCATAAATAAACGAATTATTAGCCTTAAAATCACTTGTGGAGTGTTTTACAGGATTAAGAAGTGCTTTAGACCCATCTGCAATATAAGTTTCCCTGGGCATTATGCTTTAGCAGTTGGATTTTTTACTTCTTTATAAAATTCATTTAAACTAGCTACCATTGCATCACGTTCCTCTTTTGT